TGACCATGTTATAGGTTTGATGGCTATGATGGCAAAGATTAATATTATGTCAGCAATAGCTATGGAAGATTCAGTATTTACTGAAACTAACATATCTGGTGAACTTGAATCAGGACAATATAGAAAAGGTAGATTTGCAATTAACTATCTTGCTCCTGGTACTCAAGTATCTAAACCACAGAACAATGTTCCTTATCAATTATTTCAACAAGTAGATAGATTAGAAAGACAATTGAGAATGGTTGGAGGTTACCCAGTAACTGATGACTCTCAATCTCCTAACTCTTTTGTTACTGGTGCTGGACTTAGTGAATTAAATAGCACAATGTCATTAATGATTAATGAATATAGAGAAATCATTAAGCATGGTTTACAGAGTATGGATGAGAAAAGATTAGAACTTGATGTTCTACTTGGATTACAATTCCCTGAATTAAATAAGAAACCTATAGCAGGTTTCTATGCAGGTACAGCTTTTTCAGAAAATTATTCTCCTAGCAATGATATCGGTGGAGATTATAGAACTAGAAGAATCTATGGTGTTATGGCAGGATTTGATGAGCCACAAAAGATTGTTACAGGTTTACAATTATTACAAGCTGGTGTTATAGACGTAGAAACCTTACAAGATAATATTGATGGTCTTGATAATATAGCTAAGGTACAAGAACGTATTAGAAAGAATAAAGCTGAGAATGTTTTATTTGAATCTGTTCTTGCTAGGTCAGCTCAGGGAGACCCTGCAGCTACTATGGCAGTAATAGCTATATACGAATATCCATCAGAGATGACGGATATATTAAGAATGTTCTATACACCACAGGAACCACAAATGGCTCCTGAACAAGAAGCTATGATTGCACAACAACAACAAGCTCAAATGGCACAACAAGGACCACCAGGAGTAGCTCAAGCATTGGGAGGTATGTAATGGATATTGAAAAATCTTTTTGGGATATTATTGATAATGAATTTGGTATTTATGATGTACTTGATGAAAATGTATCACCAAATAATATTTTTTATACTGTTATAAATCCTACACCTGGAATAATAATTATGATAAACGAGGATATACATGGCAAAGAAACGTGGTAGAGGTGGTTATAGAAAACCAACTCCTAATAGAAAAAATGCAGTTAGTGGACCAGGAGCTTTAAGTCAAAGAACTGATGGTGCTCAACCTATTATGCGTTTACCAAATGCAAAGTATGGTGAGAGTCAAGCTTTTGAACAACAACAGCAAGGTGCTCCTTTAGGTGACAGTGGTGGTGCTAATGCACCTATGCCAATGCAAGGTATGGCAAATCCAAATGTATTTGCTCCAACAGAAAATCCAGGAGAACCAATTACAGCTGGAGTACCTATAGGTCCTGGAGAAAATCCTCCTACAAATGATTTATATGAAGATGTAGATGTATTATTAGCTGCATTATATTCAGTTAATCCACATCCAGTTATTGCAGAATTAATTAATACTAGGAGTATTTAATGCCTTTATTATGGGATGACCCTTTCATGGAAAGGGATATGCTTAATGCAAAAGCACGAGTTGATGCAAAGTTTAAATCATATCAAGATTTCTTTAAAACTCCTTTAGGAGAACAAAAAGGTTTCAATATTATTGAAGCAACTACTGCTTTTCCTGGTTTAGGAAAAACAGCAGCAACTTCAGTAGGAATGACTATAGATAATCCAGCTTCTTCTAAAGCTGTTCAAGATTTAAATGAAGAATATTCTTTATCTTCTGTAGCTGAAGAAGCTTCATTATGGCAAGAATTATCTGAAGAACATAATGCTTGGGGTGATGAATGGGAAATGAATATGGCTATTGCTCCAATAGAATTTTGGACTTTAGGTTTAGCTCATCCAGGACCTGATGGAGTTTATAAATCTGTACGTGGTAGAGAAAACTTAAAAAACTCAAAGTTTGGAGATATTCAATATGGTGTTTGGGCTGCACAGGCTTGGGATGGATTAATGCAAAATGTTGGATTTCAAGGTAAATGGGCAATACCACTTACTCATTTAGGTGCAACAGGTAGGTCAACTTCATATGTTAGAGATTTAATAAAGTTCGACTATAAAAGAATGACAGGTAAAGATGCAAGTAGAGCACAATCTGAATTACCTATTGATGTAAGATTTTCACAGGTAGAAGGTGTTGGAGAATGGAAAGGAATAGGAGGTCAATTAAGTAAATATATTGATATGTTCCAAGAAGCTCATAAATTAGGTGGACAAACAATCGTTAATGCTATGTGGAAAGAAATGCATGCAGGTAGACCTATTAACTTTGATAGAGATAAATGGATGCAATTTATAACACTTACTCCAGAACAAGACCCAAGATATCAAGATTTAATAACTAAACATAATTATTCTCCAGATAGAGCAAAAGAGATATTTTATAGATATGTAGGTAGACCACTAAAGGCAATAGATGATGATGGTGAAATACATTATACCAGTTTAGATAATCCAGCTAGTATTTATTTCTTTGCTGGAAGAAGTGGAAGTAGTAAATGGTCATTAGGTGGAGGTAGAGGTGAATTTAAAAATAGATTTGATAATGGTGAATTACTTTTATATTCACCTGGTAGATATCAAGCATCTTTTTTAGCACCAACTGGAACTAAAGCATTTAGAAATATATCTGGAAGTATAGATTTTGCATATTCTTTAACTAGCGAAATTATAGGAGGTAAAGGTAGTAAGGGTGTTGGAAATCTATTTAAAAACTTAAGAAGAGTTAATCCTTTATTAAGGGCAGCAGATAAGTCAATAGATTTAACAAAAGGTAGAAAAGTAACATTAAATGATGCTAAATCACAAGGAGATGAATTTTTAGAAGAAATGGGAGATTCATTAGATGGTTTAAATCCAAATGAGTTACCTGATGGATATCAAGGCTATTTAGATAGTCAAACAGGATTATGGCAAGGATTAAGAAGTAAATATAGACATTATAGAATTTCTACAAAAGATAAAAGAGAATATACTTTTCTAGGAAAAGTTCCAATGATATTTAGAGAAACAAAAGAAGAACTACTTTCTTCTCCATTTCAAATGAAAATATATGATTCAATAATAGAAACAGTATTAAGTGATAAATCACCAGGTAATGGAGATACTTTTGCTTTATTAGCAAGTAATCCAATCTTTAGAAAATTTGATAGAGCAATACATCAACAAATTATTAACCATGCTAAAAAACAAAATAGAGCTGGAATACAAAAAATTTATGGACGTTTAATGGATGAAGGAATAACTATTGGTAAAAATTTAAATCAATTTGATGGTGGAATGCTTCCAAGAGGTGCTGCTTTCTTTAGAAATAAAGTATCAAGAGAAATGGCTAGAGTAGGAAAAGAGATAGCTAATAAGCCAAATGCAACTAGATGGCAGAAAGCTAGAGGTAAAGTATTATCAAGAGTAGGAAATGAAAATGCAGCTTATAAAAGTATCGGAAGTAAATTAGGTCACGGACTTCAAGTTGGAACAGGAACTGTAATACCTGGTGTATTAAAAACTATAACAGCAATACCAGGTGCAAGTATGAGAGCTGTTGGTTTAGGTGTTAATGCAATAAGAAGACCTAAGCTAGTTAGAAATGCATTAAATAAAAAAGGTTTTAAATTATTTATACCTGAAAATGCAAGTATGACAGTTATAGATAATTCAGATGAAGTTGTTAAACATAGTATACTTAGTGATTTATTTGTACCAAGAACTCCTGGTGTTGGATTACAAGGAGGACAAGCAACAAGATTTAATAAGAACTTTATTAATGATATGAAAGGAAAATTACAAGATATAAATCCATTTCCTTCACAACAACAAGTTCCTTTTGAAACATATTTAGGATTCTCTTCAAATTTATATAGTAATACAAATCCATATTTTAGAAAAATTATGCATCTAACTCCTGACTTTGCAATTAAAGGATTAAATAAAGCAGTTGCTAGAGAACAATTACTTGCACATTTAACTGTTGCTGGTTATGACTTAACTTCAATAGGTCAAAGATTATTAAAATTTGACAGAATGGATTGGAGAAAGAAAAGTGAAATATCTAAGTTTATGGTAGAACAAGCTGGTGATGATATTGCAATGGTTAGAAAAATTAAAGGTGATGAAACTGCTGACTTGATGGAAGTTGAAATAGCAGAACAATTTGGTATGAATCAAAATAAATTAACTGATTTGGTAGGTTACTTTATTGGTGGAAGTGATGAAGTAGCAACAACAATGCCTCATGCAGGAAGTGGATTTAATATAATAGAAACACATGCTATTCCAGATTGGAAGGGCGTAGACCAAATAGTTGAGTCAGGTAGTGGTCATTTGCTATCAGAATTTGCTGAAAATGTTCATGGATTTGTTGATTATAGAATAATCAGAAAAGCTTTAGGTCCTTTATATACAAGAAGTCATGAAC